GTACTCGTCCACCTTCTCCTGCTGGGACATAGCCTGCTCACGCTGCCAGTCACCGTCAGCCGCAGCCCTAGCGTTGGCAGCACGCTGAAGCGCAAGCTGAGCCTCCTGATACTGACGCTGCCTATCACGGTCTTCCAGCAGGCGTGCCAGTTCGCCAGTCTTAGCGACACGAGCAGCCATAAGTGCGGCGTTAGCGGCTTCAATCTCGTCCATCTTGCCACCCTGCTGTGTGAGCAGGTTGCCACGCTGGTTGGCGTACTGACCGAGCAAGCCAGCCTTCGCGCCCTCGTGCTGGGCATTAAGCCGACCGTAGTTGAACTGCGCCGAGCCGTTACCTGCCCCGCCACGAGCAGCGAGGATGTTAGCCATACGCGCCCTGTCATCGCCTTGAGCCGAGTCCATAGCGCCAGTATCAGCCGTCTGTGTGGCGGCAAGCTGGTTGAGGTAGTTGGCGTACTGCGCCATCAACTTCTTAGCGCTACCACTGTTGGTAGCCAGCCCAGAGTTGATTGACGCGCCAACCTCCTGCGCTGCCTGCCTGTAATACTTGTTAGCCATTAGCGCTCCTAAGCGGGGAGTTCGATGATTTCGGCATAGCCGCGACGATTGGTGTCAGCAGCACCGCCATAGAACACAACAGCAACGGTGCCGCTGTTACTTGCGGTGAAACGTAGGTTGTATTCAGTGTTTGCTGCACAGCTAAGGCAGTAGTAGAACGGCATGACCTCTTCGCGGCTATTGCTGGTTTCCGTGGAGAGGTACAGGATTGTCCCATCTGGCGTGCCAGAGGCGGGGGCATCAGCATAAGCCACGGCACTATTTCTCACATACAGCTTCGCGGTCTGCGTGGTGTCACCCGACGCTGCGACATAGAGCGCACCAGCGATAAGCAGCGTGTGGTCATACGAGCGACTGTGCGCCAAGAGCGTGAACACATCATGCTTCTTGTTGGTCAGCGACTTGTCAGCCGTCATAGCCAGCCGTGCGTTGTGCGTGGTTCGTGCCGAGCCGTGCAGCTTCTCGGGCATCAGTGTCTCGTTAGCGACCTTAGCACCAGTTACCGCCGCATCCTGAAGCGCTGGGGTGGATACGGCGTTAGCGGCTAGGTTGACATCGCCGATGTTGCCGTTAAGCACATCGGCGACTGCCGCGAAGTTCTCATTGTGGGGCTGGGCAAGCCTAGCTCCACCAATCGTGTTAGGGATTACAAGCGTCTTACCAGACACTTAGCGTCCTTTCTTATGACTGCGTGCCGACAATGACAGCAGTTCCGCCAGCAGGCTTGATGTAGAGCTTGCCGTTGGTTCCGACATAGAGCGCGTAGATGACTCCATTGGCATCCTGAAGGCGAAGACCGCCAACCTCACCAAGACCAGCAGCGTGCAGGTAGGTGCCAGCCCGAACGTGTCCATAGGTGTTGTATGGAACCTCAGAGAAGGTTTCCCCCTCACCATGGGAGAAACTAGGAGTGGACAACCCACCCGACTCAGAGATAAGGAACGACCCACCATTCAAGTCAACCTCTAGGTGGTTCCCTGTTCCATGAATCATTCCGATGTCATAGCCAGTCTCGTCAAAGAAGTGAACCTCACCGCTGCTCTCAGCGCCAGACCCGTTAGCAAGAAGTACACGCTTTCCACTAGCTGCCGTTTGTACGGTGCGACCAGTGAGCGTGCCTGCGGTGATTTTGCCAGCATCGAGGTTGCCAATAGCGGCGTTGCCAAGTGGCGACTCCACCCATCCTGTACCGACCGCCCATTTATAGGGCTTATTGTCTGCATCGGTGTCAAACCATGTGTCGCCTTCGGTTCGCCCTTCGGAGGCGGGTGCGGTGGGTTGCCAGAACACAAACCGCTTGCCATCAGTGTACGAGTTTGCCGTGCTTACCGCCTCGTCACGAGCAGCGCTGATTGCGGTTCCAGCATAGTCATTGACGGGAGGTAGGTTGGCAGGCACCTTGACGACAGCCTTAGTGTTGACAATCAGCGTGTCGTTCAGGAAGTCTTCGATAGCCTTGAAGTTGACCCGCGTAGCCATGTCTTTCAGGAACTTGTGCGGGAGAGAGAACCTAGCCACTACGCTTCCTTTGTCTCATGTCAACGGCTACGCGCCTAATCTTCAGCGGGTTGGCAGTCTCGCCGCTAACCTGCACAGTGAGTGAAGACCCGCGCCTGCCGCCAATATCGAACGTCAGCCGCTTATAGAGGTCGCCGTTGTGCCAGTACGAGCCGTCATCCCACGCGCTACCATCATAGCCAGAGCCGTCAGGCAGCTCCCAGTAGTCGATGTCTGCGTTCTCATACGTCTGCACCTGCTCAACAAACTCTCCACCATCCAGTGATGCAGCAGCATGAACAGTCTCAGCGGGGGAGTTGACATCGAGGACGATTCTGTCCCACTTCCAGTCAAGCATCGGATTGCCGCCGTCAAGCTGGCGGGTGCGGAGCGTGTAGCTGATTGGCGCACCCTCGTCAGTGGTGCCGCTCGGGTATTCAAGCACCTTGCTATCAGCCGTACCGCAACCAATCAGAAGGCGCTGGCGCTCCTTGTTGTAGGCGAACGCGCCCACGTTCCATCCATCAATCTCAAACCAGAGCTGCCTGCGCGTGTCGTAGGCATAGACAAGCGTGCGGGACACGCCAGCCTCGTCCGTGTCATCGGCGGCAAGCAGATAGTAAGAGTCATACAGTGTGGCACGAGGCTTAGAGGTGCCAGTGGCTACCACTCGTGCAAGTGCGTGCGGAATCTTGACCGCGATGTCGTCAATGCCAGAGCCAAGCAGCCTGTAGACCGAAAAGTCGCCACGAGCGTTCTGACCCAAGAACAGCATTGCGCCATCCTTGTAGACGATAGTGTCGTGCGCCGAGCAGCCAACACCGGGAACAAGAATCTCCTTAGTGGCACCAGCAACATCGTTAGGATGCAAACTATCACTGAATGACCACAGGTAAACGCTACGCTCCTTGAACACGACGATGCCGTTGTAGAGGTAGCCGATTCCAGTGATTAGCTGCCCATCATCATCACCGATGGTGTCAAACCCGCCATCACTGTCAAGCGTGCCAGACCAGTTCTCCCAGCGGCGGTAATACTTCTGCGGAGTGGTGTTCGGGATAGCGTCACTGATGTCACTAGAGCCGCTGAAGATGACCTGTCTGCCGTTAGCATCGAATCCCCAGAGCCGCCCACGGAAGGCGATTAGCCTCTGGGCGATTGGGGCAGTCGAGCCACGGTCAGTGACGGTCACGAAGTTAGGGGCATCCGTATCGCTTGGGTTCCAAGCAACCATCGGGTCGGTGCCATTGCACGCGAACAGCGTGTTGAGCATCGTCGTGAAGCCCGTATCGTAGCCGCTGTGCGCCCATGTGTGCTTCAGTGTGCAGACACCGTTGTTGTCGTAGCTGAGCACCCTAGAGGGTGTTGCCACAAGGTCAATCTCGGTGCCAGCGGGAGAGGCAAGGGTGCGGGAGAAGCGGTACATGCTGGCGATAGTCTCGCCAAGCGTCGTGTCGCCAGTCAGTCTCAGTTTGGCGGCGTTGGCGAACGGGCTTGCCGTGCCACCGCGCACCTTTAGTGCCGCGCTATCGTAGCCAGCGACAAGGTTGGTTAGCTTAGTGACCTCTTCGGTGCGAATGTCTGACGGCGGCAGGAGGTCGTTTTCACCACCAGAGAAGGTGTCCTGCACCCAAGTCTTCTTCGTCATGCGGGATTACACCTGCTTCGGCTTGTAAACGCCAGTGATGATGGTCTTCAGTCCGTTAAGGCGCTCTTCGTACATCGCCCTCCACCTGTCTGCGGACGCAAACTCGTCGTCCTTCATCTTCAGGCACCAGACGGCGTACAGACACGCGACCTCTGATTCCTCAAAGCCCAGAATCGAGGTGTCCGTGTCCAGCACCAATGGAGTGACTTCCTTGCGGTACTCAATGGTGAGGGTGTAGACACCATCAGGAACAGGACTCAAGTAAAGCCGCTCACCGTCCACAACGTAGCTACTGGGCGTACCAGTACCAGTGTCGCGTGAACTAGTCTCAGAGAGGCTTACAATGGCTCCTAGAGGGGTCGTGATGATGGCACTCCTGATGTCCAGCTCACCAGTGACCCCACGGACATAGGGGTCAGGCGGTGAATACTCCGCGACATCGGGAAGCGTGTCCGTGATGATGCGCGAGTAGGGGACTCCGATGTTCTCGCCGACGATGACAAGCCCGTTGTTAATCAGGCTGTCAACAGATGGTGCGGAGAACCGCCCAGAGTCGTCGTCAACGAGCGTGTAGACATGGGAGCGCAGTTCGCCAAGCGTTCTGGCTCGGCTGGTTACTGTCGCCATACCACACCGCCCGATTCACCAGTTGACCATGACGTACCGCCTACGCTAAGTCCGCGAGTCAGGATGCGTGCTCCGACTACCAGCAGACCGCGAGTGAGAAGCGCGTAGCCACCCACTAGGCAGCACCCCTAGTGATATTCACGCCATCATCAGTGATGGTCTGGCTGAACTTCGGTGTAACACCGTCATCATCATAGGTGACAAGCGCACCAACACCAGTACGCGGAGCGGTCTGCTTATTCTTCAGGAAGCGAAGCGTGTCTGCCATATCGCCAGCAAGCTCAGCCACCTTAGCGTCACAGGAGTCTTCCCAGATGACACCGCTGGACGGAACGCCGTCAACGGTTGCGGAGGCGACAAGAGCCACGAAGTCACCAGCCGTAAGGGTCGGAAGCGTAACACTGGTCGAGTAGACACCAGTACCGCCAGCGGCAACGGTTACGATAGCCGCATCAGCGACACCGTTGACATACAGTGTGGCAGTAGGAAGCGTGTCGGCGTTCATCACGCCACGAGTGGTGGGGCTTTCGGTCGTGAAGAGTCGCACAACCGTCTGTCCTGACTGAATCATCTAGCGCACTCCCTTCACGAGTGGATTGCCTATCGGCGAGTTGTTTGAGCCGTAGGTGATGCCATCGAAATACTCCGAGAACGTCAGGCAATCAACGTCTGACGCGGCAATATGGGCACACAGCTCGTTGTATGTGTCGGTGGATAGGTTGGTGTCGCCAACGATGTGCGTGAGGATGCACATAAGCTGCCCCTTAGCCGCCATTGCCGTGACGTAGCCCTTAACGTCCTCAAGTGTCGCGTCCGTAACCGAGTAAGACACATATCCGACCCGTCCCCAAGCCTTCGACTGCGCGACATACTGGTCAGAAACGGGGTACTTAGACCCCTCACCAGTCGGCGACGGAACAGCATTGCGGTTAATCATATGGAACGGTGACACAGCCGCCGTGATGTTTGCGTCCGCCTCACCCTGCGGTGCGGCGAAGAAGCGCGCCGAGCGGAGCAGCCCATGGGAAACAAGGTCGCCTGCGGCGGTCGCAACGGACAACGCCTTGTCGGTAGCCGTCTGCGTGGACAATAGTGTGTGGTGGTCAGTGTGGCTACCCATGTCAAAGCCCATGCGGTAGTAGCGCTCAATCGCGTTCCATGAAATCTTGTCAGCGCCCACCCAATGAGTCGTGATGAAGTTGCTTGACTTCAAGCCGTTGGCACGCTCAATCTCCCAAGCAGTCGCCATGGAAGCGTCAGCGTCATCGTGGACAAGTAGGACGATTCCGCGAGGAAGAACGGTTGACACGTTGGCGAAGTGGACGTTAACGGTGGTGCCGAGCTTACTGCGGACATTAACCCGCAAGTGTGTCACGGCAGACCAGTCACCATCAACGAATCCGCCGACAAGACTGAACTCGCGCCTGTCAAGGCGAATCGTGTTCCAGCCAGTCTTAATGGGTTGCCAAGAGCAAAGACTAGAGGCGGGGTACGCTGATGCTGACTTCGCCATACCAGCGTCAAGCGCGGCGTACAAGATGATGCCGCCAGACCCAGCATAGAGGTTAGTGGGGTTGTCCACCCAAAACTTAAGCTCAAGGTACGGCTGCGCGGAAGTGTTCCAGTTCCACGGAACAGTGAGCGCCATTGTCGCGTTGGTGGCTGACTCGTTGGTTGAGGTAATAAGCCTTGTGGTGATGCCGTCCATCGTGGACGCGGTTCCGCCAGTCCATGTGCCAGAGGTGGGGGTGACTGCAGCGGTACGCGACTGGACACGCTGCATGATGTCGGTAGCCGTGGTATCTCCTTAGAACAGAAAAGAGAGGGGAGCGAGGCGTTGTCACCCCACCCCCCTCTCTCGGCGGTTACTCTGCGCTACCCTCTGCGGGAGCGGTTTCCTTCGGCGCGTCGGCAGGCTTGGCAGGGTTATCCCTGTCAGCCTTGGCAGGCTTGTCAGCCTTTGCCTTGTCAGTCTTCACGCGCTCGTACTTGGCAGCGTCCTCGCCAAGAATACGAGTATGGGCAAGACTGCCCTCTTCGACCTGACAGACGGAGCCAGTACGCTTGTAGCGGTAAGTAAGAGTCATGCGTTCTCCTTAGTCGGAATCGGCGGCTTACGCCTTACCGAAGACCGAATCCTGAACGTACTCGGGGTTCATCATGTTCGCGCCGAAGACATGCAGACCCTTGACTGCGGCGGTAAACATCTTCTCGGGGCGGTACGCCTCGGTCTTGGCGACCTGACCCGCGTAGGACAGACCCTTCTTGCCAGCGAACGTCAGAACATGGAAGTCAGTCGTCGCGGTGATGGGCACGTTGTTAGACACAACAAGGCGGACACCAGCAAGGCGACCAATCTCACCATTCTTCAGCACGTTGTCACCAGCAGCGGTGGCATGAATGAAACGGTCATCCTTCAGGACAACAGCTTCCAGCCACGGAGGAATGACAGCCGAGAGGTCGTCAATCGGCACATCGGTTTCACGGAACTTGGTGCGAATGTCAACGAACGTGTCGTAGACAAGCGCCTTGTTGGTCGTGAGCGCGGTGGCAAGGTCAGGACCGTTGGTTGCGGCGGTGTAGAAGCTGGCGAGGTACTGGTCAATAGCATCAGAAACCGAGTACGCAGCCTCCTTCATTGCCTCTTCCATGACGGCAGGCTTGCTCTGCGCCTTGTCGATGTCGTCAACACCAAAGTTGAACGACTTAGCCTGCGTGATGGTGAGCGTGGTCAGCTCGTCAGTCAGGCGCTCCAGCTCGGGAATCTCGCCGTTGACCGCGTAGTCAGCAAGCGTGATGCGACCGATGTTCGGGACGTGAACGGTGTCACCGTAGCCAGAAATCTCACCCTCGTAGTCCTTGTTGGCGAGGTCGGCGTAAACACCCTTCTTCTGGAGGTTGGACTCAAGGCGTGCAGTCCATACTTCGGGCTTGAACAGGTCGATGGAACCAGTCTGATAGATAGTAGCCATTAGCGGCTAACTCCTTACGGGGCTATTTCCCCTTAGTGGAGTCGTAGTAGGCGAAAATCTCCTTGCTGTTCTTCTCAAAATCAGCAGGGGAGAGTGCGGCGATTTCCTCGCGTGTCCACTGATGGACACCCTTCGACTCTGATGCGGACGTTGTGACTGCCCGCGCCTTACGAACCCCCTTGACTTCATCGAAGGCACGCTTACGCTCTGCCTCGCGGATAGCCTCAAAGTTCAGGTCGCGGTATGCCGTCTGAAGATTTCCGATTCGGTTAGCGATTGCGTGCTGAATAACTGCACGGTCGTCAACATCAGGGAAACCGTCATTCTCGGCGGTGTACTTACGGAGAGATTCAAGCTCCTTCTCCGTGGCGAGTTGCTGCTGAACGGCAGAAAGTTCCCGACGAACGGCATCAATCTCAGTCTCACCCTCAGCAGGCGCGTTGAGCACCTGCTCTAGCGCGTCAAGGATTCGCGGGTCGCTCTCCATGAAAGACTGAAGCTCCATGTAGGGCTGAAGACTGCGCTCCTTCTCCTTGACGCTTTCCAGCTCCGTAGTGAAGCGGGTAAAGGACTTCTCTAGCGCCTCAGGGTCATAGCCTTTAGTCTTCAGGCTCTCCCAAGGGTCTACGTCCTCTGCACCAGCATCGACTTCGGATTCGACGTTACCGCCCTCTTCGATACCACCGCCAGCTTCAGGCTCAAAGCCCTCGTCGCCAGCAGTCTCAATCGCTTCGGTGGTGGTTCCGTCTTCGTACATACGCTCTCCGCTCTTGGCACTACTTCTGGCATTGGTCACACCAGCCAAGACACATCACCGACGAAGCGCATCAGGAGGGGTGTCTTGGCTGGGCGCAACTTACCTAGAGCCGTTCGCCAAATAGGATTCGGTGGGTGTTACGGGAGTTGCATGGCTTCTGGTGATGCGGGGTCGAACCCGCCAGCCTGCATTTCGTCGGGCATGGGGAACTGGTCGCCCTCGCCCTCTTCGTCTGGGGAAGCAAGCTCGTCGGGAGCTGGTTCCTCGACTACGCTCTGGGCACCTTCAGCTTCGGCGTTAGCCTGCTGGTAAGACGCTTCAAGCATGGGGATTTGTGCAAGACGAATGAAGAACTCGTCGGGGATGGTGATGCCAAGCTCCATACGCATTGACTTAGCGCGGTCGAACGCGCTGGCAAGGTCAAGCGGGGTCGTACTTCCAGGTCTTACCATCAGGTCGAAGCGCCACTCTTTGAGGTCATCACGGCTAAGCTGGAACATGTCGTAGCCGCCGAGCATCTGGTTGGAGCGAATGGTGCGCTTGTCCACCCAGAACTTGCTCACGATGCCAAGCCACAGCTTGCCCAAGTCCTCTAGCGACTCTTCCACGCGGCGTGAACGCTCTCGCGTGCGAACCTCGCCAGACTCCTGCTGCAACTGAGTGGTCTGTACTGGCTGGCGCGAGGGCACGATACCCCGCATAACGTCTGGGATACCTGCAATGCGGTCGAACGCAACGACCGTGTTTTCGTAAAGCTGGAAGATGGACACTGGCAGCGGCTCACCAACATCGCGGCGAACCTCTGTCCCCACCTTCTTGACGATTACATCGCGCATACCGTAGTCGGCAAGCGACTCTGGCGTGACACCGCTGATGTCGTCAGCAATCCAGATTCCGTGAACCATCCACTTAGCGTTGTCCACGATGGAGCGCATGACCTCGTTGATAAGGATTTGCAAGTCAGCAACCTTATCAACCGTGCAGTCGCCCCAGAACTCGTTAGGCATCGGAATCTCGATGAACCTGACGTATGGGTGCAGGGTGTCATACTCACTCGGCTTGTCCTCTAGGGCGAAACCCTTGTCAGACATGAGCGTGTAGCGACCGTTCGGGTACTTCTTGTCGCCCTTAGCGGAACCGCTTTCAGGGTCGTCCTCTTCCCACACGGCGCTGTCCTTGTACCAGCACTCCAGTACGTCGATGCGCTTGCCCTCTTCGGGGTTAGCGGTCGTCGCACCGTCATTGCCTCGCGGCGGCGTGGTCATCGTGGACTGGCTGACAGACTTCAGGAACTCCTGAGCCTCGTCGGGATAGCGCTCCATGACCCAGCGAACACTTACGGGGTGCTTCTCGATGTAGTAGGAGCCGTCGAACATGTTGGTAGCGTCGGGGTCAGGGTAGAAGTACAGCGGGTCTACAACCGTGGTTTCAATCTGACCGATACCAGCCTCACCCACGTTGTCTGGGTCGAAGACTGACTTGACGATGCCTGTTCCGTACACGAACACATGCAGGAGTACCGCAGCCAGCTTGCCCGACATGTGGCAGTCAGCCCACAGGAAGTCAAGCAGCTTGTTGACGCGGGTACACTTCAGGTTAAGCTGCTCGTTCGGATTAGCCTGAGCGCCCATCTGAGCGCCATTCTGCGCCATTGCAGCCTGCTTAGCGGGGTCGTTAACCGCGTCAAGCGCCTTCTGTACGTCCGCAGGGATACTCGCGGGGATAACGTCCAGTCCCCACTTATTGTCTGAGAGGAAACCACGCATGATTTCGACAAACTCAAACACCTTGTTGTACTGCGGGTGCGACTGGAACCACGCGATGTCCTCGATGCCTTCCCATGCCTTGCTCTTGTAGAGCCGCATGTTCCGCGCCCAGTTGCCGTCCCACTTCTTGCGTGATGTCTCAGCCTCCTTGAAGCGCTTTAGCAGCTTCGCGGTAGGGACATCATCTTGATTGATTCGCTTGTGGCTATCTGCCATTAGTCCATCTGCTCACCCTCGGTTATAGGCTTCTGGCACCAAGACGGCGGTGCTTCGGTACGAACTCGGAAGGACGGTGTTTGGGAATGTAGCCACAGCACTCTATTGCGATTGCCAATGACATAACGCAGTCATCGAAGTTGTCGCGTGAGGCTTGCAGCTTGCCTTTGTCGTCTTCCTCAAAGGTCGCCATTTCCCGAAGGATGGTCGGTGAGTAGATGACAAGCGGCTTATCGCGGGAGGCGAAGTAGCGACGGAACTGGGTGATGATGCGAGGACGCGAGGATGAAGTGGTGCGGAATCCAACCTCTAGCGTAGGGGTGTCGAAGATGCGCTCTCGGCGCTCACGGCAGTACAGGTTCGGGTAGCTTGCCTTCAGCTCGTCCACGATGTAGTCCGCCGTGGCGTTGACCTCAACCGCGATGTAGGCGTTGCCGTAATACTCGCCAAGCAGCTTCAGTTGCTCGGCGTAATGCTCAGGCTTGACGCGGCAGCGATAGAGCGCCACGACCTCACCAGTGTCGTCGTCTAGGACAGTGGCGACCGAGAAGTCACCGTTGACCAGTCCTTCAGCAACGTCAGCGCCTACGCCGTAGAAGTGCTTACGCTTGTCCTTGTCGCCGTTCTCGGGGTGCTTCCATATCTGGAACGAACCCTTGTCGTCGCGCTCAAAGACAACCTTGTCTTTCGCGCCACGAACAAGCCTCCCGATTTCAGGCTTGATGCCCTTAGCCGATATGTCAACGAGCATTTCGTTGATTCGCAGCGTGTCGAACGGGCAGCGGGACGATGACATAAACGCCTCTTCAGGCGTAGATGGGTAAGCCTCAAAGTAGCCAACAAGGTCGCCAGCGTAGTCTTCCTTCTCACGAGCAAGGAAGTCTTCGGTGTAGTCGGGGTGCGAGGATGCTGGGTAGAAGAGCGGCTTCATCTGGCTACTGCCGCCAACCGCCTCAGTCCACAGTGAGTGGAAGCGGTTGCCTTGACCGTTCGCCGTGGAAATGACGATGACCTGACCCTTAGCAGCAAGGGCTGGCTTCACAGCACGCCATGTCATCGTGTCCAGCGAGTTACGGGCGAACTCGTCTAGGATATAGAGTGTCGGGGCGGCACCGTGACCAGCACGCTTGGTGGTGGAAACGGCGTGAAGGGCAGACCCGTTAGAAAACTGAATCAGCGAGTCGTTGTCTTTGCGACCACGACCACCCATTTCGATGCGGTGACGCATCCAGTCTGGCAGGTTGTTGTAAATGAAGCGGATTCGGTGAACCTGCTCGGTAACTTCCTTCAGTCCGATGGACTGGAAGTAGCAATGAGCGTTGGCGGTGAACATGCATTTGTGCAGCGAGTAGCCACATGCAGTCCACGACGCACCTAGCTGGCGGGTCTTCAGGACGATTAGCAGCCGCTCGGTCTGGAAGTTATCCAGCATATCGCGCTGACAGTCCCACAAGTCCCACGGCAGCGGGTCGCCGCCTTCTTTGTCCCACATGTAGCAGTAGGTGTCGATGAAGTAGGCGGCATCCTTGGCGCACTTGCGCCACTCTTTCTCCTGCCAGACCAGCTCTGCGCGGTCAGCAGCGTTGAGTCCCGCCACCTACGATTCTTCGTCCAACTGGTCAAGCTCGTCATCGCTCAGCTTGGAGAAGTCAGGTGACTCGTCCAGCGCAGCAGCCTGAGCCGCAGCGTTCTTGCCGATGACCCCGCCAATCTCCAAGATTCGCAGGAGCGCCTGCACGTTGCCGTCTTCAAGCCCACGGTTAAGCAGCTTGTCTCTGGCACGCTTCAGTTCATCAACCGTGAAGATGCTTACTCCGTGGTCGAGAACAGCACGCTTAACGTCAGGGTCGCGCTTCCAAGCATGGAGCGTCTTGCGTGATATGCCGAACTGCTCACTGTACGCAACGAGCGTCTTGGGCAGTCCCTTGGCTTCTCGGGCATCAGCCTCGCCGAGCTTCAACCACTCAACGAAGTCAGCCTTCTCGTTAATCAGAGCCATTAGGCATAGGGATTCATGGTCGCGTATTTACGAAGCTCGGCACGAACCTTAGCCGCAGCCTTCCTGTCGCTAGGCGAAGGGTGATGAAGACCGCAGGGAGTGGCAATGATGATGTCGTTAGCAGCATCCTGCGCGAACTCGGCGTGCTCCCAGTCACGACGCTCAGCAGCCTCAAACTCGGCAGGATACACGGCAGGGAAGAAGTGCTTGGTAAGGAGGAAGACAAGGGCAGCGGTGTTGAGTGCGGAGAGCGCAAGAGCAAGGGCAACCAAAGTCAAGACCTCCTTGTGGATGAACAGGAAGACCCGCCGAGTGAGCATCGTGGAGAGGCTTGGCGGGTATGGTGTGTGGTGCCAGAGGGCACATGACCTTCTCTGGCGGACAGCACGAGGCTGGCTTAGCCGTCGCTAAGACTATGAATCGGTACACACATGCAGCCATTCCCCTCTCTGCGAGGGTGCTACTCACATGTGCCCGTTTTCATTCGATGGTCGCGGGAGCAGGACTCGAACCTGCAATCTCTTGGGCATGAACCAAGCGACGTAGCCAGTTGGTCTATCCCGCGATACGGTGATGCTGGCAGGCGGACTGGATACCGCCGACTCGCCAGACTGACACACCGTTTACTGCCACTCTGCTCGATATATTTGGAGGGTAAGCGGGACGAACATATCAGTCGTCACCGTCGAGAGGGGAGCGGCACACCCAAATCATAGATTGCTTGTATAGACAGTATACTGACTACGCATGACTACTCATGCAGGATGACTTAGTTCAGTAGGTATCGTAAGTAGATGATTCAATGATGACTGATTGAGTATCAGAGTAGATACATCAGTATCCATCTACTACTAACTACTTGTTTACTAGTCTGTTAGTAGGTCAAAAACTGTCTATAAACAGTATCCAACTTTCGCGTGACTACTTATGCCAAAACAGACGATATTTCTGATGAGCGGTCAAATAATCTGACGAATGACCTTGACACAGTATTGCGTCAGATTCAGCAGCAATAGGTGTTCTGACTGACAGGTGAGTGATTAATCACTCAATCACTAATACGATTAACAGGTGATGTGTGAGAGCCATTCTAAGGGACAGATAACTGAATGATGAGTCAGTGTCAGCAGACGAGTAAACAGTGGCTTAGACGCGCTCTCAGAGGCTCACAGAGGCATCAGAATAGTAGGCAGCAAGTAGGTGATGGACTAGGCGAATGTGGAATGTTACGCAGTTACAGAGATTGGTTAGAAGTATAACACGCGGACGGGGGGGCATGGGGGTGTGTGCGCGTGCGCTCTAATGCCCGCGCTACGCGCACCAGTGAACCGCGACGCAAGCGTGCCGTGTGCCCACGTTCCCACTGCTAGGGGATATTGCAGGGGATAATCTCCGCACCACTGGCGCACCGTCATACCGCATAGGATTCTGTACCAGATTCCTGTAAGCGTCATATCGGCGCATCGTGGCGGTAGTTAGTGAGCTAACTAAGTAGTTGGTGTACGAACTATCCACCCTTACAGCGTAAGGGAACAAGCCTACCGCCACCTATCCACGCGCCACTAGCACTATCGAAAAACGCTACTTTGCGAGAGTGTGAGGCCACCTAATGCCCTGTACCGTTTTCGCCTAACTACTTTGCACCTATTTTCGGCTGTTTCGGCGTATCACGCTCTGATAGCCGTTCTGCTAATACCCCTGTAACGCGCTGTAAGCCGTTCTAAGGGTATGTTTACGCTTGTCTGGTATCAGTGGTCGAAAACGTGCCCGCGAATCGTTAGTGCAAGCCTGTTGACAGCTAGACGGTGTGCGTGTATTTTCACGCGCCACACGTCGCGCCACACGCTTGCCACTGTATGCTATTTGATAGTGGGATTCATCTATATTACTTTGCGGAAACTACTTGCAA